AATAACGTATGTACGCTTCTTCTTCGATAAATTTACTTTTGTCATAGTTTGTTTTGCAGAGGTAATGCCAACTATTGTCTACTAACTGATGTATTGACCCGTCTGGCCACAATCTAAATTGAGCGTCTTTTCTGATTAAATTGATTCTGTTTAATATCGTTTCCCACATCAGATCCGCATGTATTTTTTTCATTCTTAAGTCTCCGTTATCACGCATTAGTACAGCATTTTTTACTATCACTTTTCTCTCCGCAATCGGGGCAATCCCCGTTTCTTAATGCAGCGACTTCTGCCATGTCGTATTGCTCATATGGATCGTCATGAAATCTGTCTATCATTTTTTAAGTCTCCGGGTTAATGCCCCCGAAGGGGCGTGTTGGTTAGCTGTTAAGCCATTCATCAAAGGTTTTAATAGACCATCCTAAATCCGTTGCGCATTTTACATAAATTTCATATTTATCTTTTAAGCTCATTGTTTAGTCTCCGAGTTAATTTATAAAGACATACTAGCTGATCGGCTATAGTGACGCAACTATTTTTTACATTTTGTCATTTTCAGCCTTCCGGTCGAGATTGACGGCGTCCACAAACGCTTTAATCAACGGGATATCCCGTAGGTCCAACACGCCTAATCGGACCGTGTGGGGGCCTTTATAATTAAGCCAGCGGTGCTTTCGGCCATGCCCTGAAACGCAATCCACACACGCGCCCGTTGTCGTATAACGAAAGGAGACGTGGTTAAACTTACACGGTACGCCGGTGTAGTATTTTTTTAAGCCTGCCTTCAACGCTTCAGCTCGAGTTTTGCACGAAATCATAGTCTAACCTCTTAGTGTCTCAGTGATATATGGCGCTTTTTAACATAAAGTACAATTTAAGTCAATACGTACAAATATTCGGCAAATCACCATCTTTATATAAAGTCGGGGTAAAGTCGGGGTAAAAAGTCGGGGTATAATGGAATCAAGGACTTAAGTCACTTTTTTTGACCCTACCCCGAAAACACCACTGTTTTGCATCACGGCCTACGTTTCGCAGGGTATGCGTAATGCATACTATGTGTATTATAAGATATACACTATGCACACTATGCTAACTGTATCCCACCGAAATGAAAGTTGGGGTATTGGGGTAGGATTTAATAAAAGTGCAAAATAAAGTTATAATAATCAATAGGTTACAAAATACCCCGACTCTAAAAAAGTCGGGGTATAAAATCGTTGTGGTTTACCCTCAAAAAACTATAAGAATCAACGTCTTATGAAAATACCCCGACTTTACCCCGACTTTATATAAAGATGCTAATTTGACGAGTATTTGCGCAATATCTAAAACCGATTGTGATTATCTTAATGCAAGGATACAATTACGTAAAAATGGAGGCTAAATGCTGAAGCAAATTGTGGTTTCTGTACAAAGTTTGAAAGATTACGAACGCAACGCCCGGGTCCACGATGACTCCCAGCTCGAGCAATTAATGACCTCGATTAAAACGTACGGGTTCAACGACCCGCCGGAGATTGGCTCGGATTTTGTGATCATATCTGGGCATGCCCGCGTAGAGGCCGCAAAGCGGCTAGGATTGAAAGAAATCCCTGTAAATATACTTGACCACCTCGATAACGAAACGTCGCGTAAAAGCTACGTACACGCGGCTAATCGCATTGCGTTAAATGCGCGGTGGGACGCGACGATGCTGAAAGAGGATTTCAGTTATTTTTTGGATAACGATGTCGACCCGTTAACGTTGGGTTGGACCGCAGAGGAAATAGACTCTCACCTGAATCCCGAAGTGTTTGTCGAGGGACAAGGGGATGCGGACGGCGAGATTGAGGAATCTTCTATTGTCGTTACTAAACCCGGCGACCTCTGGCTCCTCGGCAGCCATCGTTTATTTTGCGGTGACAGCCGTGTGGTTGAACACGTTGACACGTTGCTTGAAGGGGTCAAATGCAATCTGATGGTGACTGATCTGCCTTACGGGGTTAACTACGACCCTGAGTGGCGAGACAAAGCCGACTTAGGCATAGGGGAAAGATCGCGAGGTAAAGTTAAAAACGACGACATCATTAATTGGACTGACACGTATACTTTATTCACCGGGGATATCGCGTACGTTTGGCACGCGGGCAAATTTACTCATGTCGTCGCTCAGAATCTAAGTGATTGTGGTTTCGAAATCGTTAGTCAGATCATTTGGGCTAAACAGCATTTCGCGTTAAGCCGAGGCGACTATCATTGGCAACATGAGCCGTGCTGGTACGTCGTGCGCAAAGGTAAGAAACATAATTGGCGCGGCAAACGTGATCAATCGACTCTGTGGCAAATTGCAAATAACAATGCGTTCGGCGGTAAATCCGAGGATAAATGGGGGCATGGGACGCAGAAACCCGTTGAGTGCATGTCTAAGCCAATCGAGAACAATTCACGGCCTGGCGATTGGGTTTACGATCCTTTCGGCGGGAGCGGTACGACTCTCATAGCAGCGCAGCAACTCGGTCGTTGCTGCGCGATGATGGAGCTTGACGAGAAGTATTGCGATATCATTATAAAACGGTGGGAAAAATTCACTGGCGAAGAGGCGATACATGCAAAAACAAAAGAATCATTTAAAAAAGTATCAGGATAAAGCCAAGCTCAATCTGAAAGAATTTAAGAGAATTGGGTCACGTCCGTTTCTTGAAGTTGACTTAAAGTTTCTAACTAAGATCGAACAACTCGCATTCGGCGGCATGAAAACTCGATTTATTTGGGCTTATTTTGAGTTAACACCTGCCGAGTGGGAGTTATACATCAAAGGTTATCCTGAAATAACGAGGGCAGTTGATCGCGGTCGCGCAAAAGGTGTCGCGTTTGTCGAGAGCAAAATGATGCAAGCGATCGGCAAAGGCGATGCCGATATGATTAAGTTTTATTTAAAATCTCGTGCAGAGTACGACACATCATCTACGATAAAAGTTGAAGACAACGCGCAGTCAAATCCCGTATCATTTAAATTAACTGTGACTGATCCTGTGGAAGCGTCGAAAATATATCAAAGGCTAATGGGAGACTAATATGTCCGATACTGTAACAACCGTTCCAGATGGCGCACAATTGCCGCTCGCCTCATTAGCTATTGCATTTGCGTATTCGGGAGATTTAGTACAAACCGCAACTGTGGTTTACGGCGGTAATACATACGTGCAGACATTTACTTACAATGGCTCTCTTGTCTCTAATATTTCTGGATGGGTCAAACAATGAGCTTAACTGCAGCTGAGTTTCTCAAGTGGGCGATTGTTTTTAATTTATATAACGGCGGCAGCGGGGGTGTAGGTACGACGGCGTTGTCGGGTTGTCGGGTTGCAACTACGGGGAATTTAAACGCGACATATGCTAACGGAAGCTTAGGCGTCGGCGCGACTTTAACAAACGCGGGTACTCAAGCGGCGTTAGTCATCGACGGCGTCACATTAGCGGCGGGTGATCGTATCGTCGTGGCGTCTCAAACCGCAGCGCTGCAAAACGGTATCTATACTGTGACAAACGTCGGCAGCGTGTCGACGAATTGGGTCTTAACGCGTTCGTTGGATTTCAACAACTCGTCTAATATCGTCCTAGGCGCATTTACGGCGGTCGCACAAGGTGCGACATACGCAGGCGGGGTATTCGTTCAGTCGGCAACAGGGCCTCTCACAATAGGTACGAGCGCAATTACGTTTATTGCAGGGTCCGATCTATCGCCGTCAAACATCGCGTACGTTGCGCTTAACGGTAACAACACCTCGGGCTCTGGCGCGTTCTCCAACCCCTATGCCGATCCATACGCTGCGACGACTGCGCTTTCGGGTTCGACGGGTAACCCTAAAGTTATTAACATAGCGCCTGGAACCTATACGGGCGCCGATTTAAATTTAAAACCATTGGTTTCGTATTCACTCAATAACGATTCGACAATCATGAGCGTAACGCCAACGGGTATATCACTTGATTCATCGTGGTCGTCGGCGAGCAACGGCTCATATGTATTTTTTCAAAACGGTACAGTTAGTTCTGGAGTAGTTTTAGATTTTACAACTTTAACTGCGAGCGGATGTTCTGTTATTTTTAAAAATACGACAATTACTGCAAGTACAATTATTAGCGGGCCTGTTACAAATCAAATCGCGGTCGCTGCCATAAATACTAATTTTAATTCGGTGTTAAATTTGCAGGCACTTAATGGTGCATTAACGAATTGCTCTATCGGCGCAGGGTTTACAGTTACGCCGCCGGCCACAAACGGTAATTCGACATTAACGGCGAAAGGTTGTTCTTTTAACTCCAGCATCACTTTACACGCGACTAACGTCGCATCGCTCACAGCAAATTTCCAAAATTGTCCGGTTGCCGGAAATGTTTCGATAGACGGCTCCAGCGGCGCGACATTAGCAGTGACGATGGTTGGTTGCCGAAATGCAGGCTCAATCACGATCAACGGCCCTGATCCCGTTTTGACGTTAGACGCTACCTCCTGGCCTCAAGGTGGGTTTGTTTATACGGGGGGCGCTACCGCGGCACAAGTTACGTTAACTAAAGTGGCGCTAGGACAAATGCAATTGGCGCTTAATATGGGTAATAATTTAATTAATAACGTGGCTAACCCCGTGAGCGCTCAGGACGCAGCGACTAAAGCTTATGTCGACGCACAGGTTACATCTGACAATTGGCAAGTCGTGACAGCCGCTACTCAGCAAATGAAAACAAATAACAGTTATTTTGCAAACAGGGCGTCATTGGTTACATTTACTTTGCCGACAACGTCTTCAGTCGGAGATGTTATCCAAGTTGCCGGTATCGGCGCGGGCGGTTGGAAAATTATACAAAACCCAGGTCAATATATTCAAGTCGGAAACACGCAATCAGCGATCGCGTTAGGGTATGTTGCATCAACGAATCAATATGATTCCATTCGATTAGTTTGTAATGTGGCTAACACATCATGGACAACACCGGTCGCTCCGCAAGGGAACATCTCAATTTTCGATGCGCCGGGTTTAATTCTATGGATGGATGCTAATGATCCTGCTGGCAACGGAATTCAACCATCAAATTTATCTCCTGTCTCTCCATGGGTAGATAAATCTGGAATTAGTGGTAATGCGAGCAATATTTATGTGCCAGCACAACCTCTATTTACCGTTAACGTGCAAAACGGTCTTCCAGGATTAAATTTCAATCCTACGGTTTACGAGAATTTTTTAACTGTTGCATCGATGACCTGCGGATCACATTTAACAATGTTTGTTGTCTCGAAAAGTGCTGATAACTCACTTTTTATCGAGCAATCTGCAAGTGCTGCAACAAATAACGGATTTTTTATTTATGGCAAAGGCAATGGACCAGGGCGCGTGCAAAATGGTGGTGCTGGTGTGCAAGGGCCAGACACTGCAAATTGGCTCGGAACATCTACAAGCCTTGCAATGATGCAATATAACGGTACTGCGCTGACTGGCTATAAAAATACAGTACAATCTTGGACGCAAGCAGGTGTGATTTCAAATAATCTTGTTACAGATATTTTAAATATCGGTTCGCGTGGTACATCTGGTTTTAACATGACTGGATATATTTTCGAAATCTTAATTTTTAACTCGATTTTAAATAGCACGCAAATTGCTGCAATTAGTAATTTACTAAATTCAAAATGGGCGATCTACTAACAGGGGTAATTAGACAATGACAGTTACTAATAATGCGTTAAACGCTCCTACTGCGAATATTGCTTCGAATAATTTTATTCCGGGTGAAACGACAACTGTTACATCGGCAGGAACAACACTATTAACTGTTGCAAGCACATATACTCAAACATTTGCAGGTAGCAGTTCGCAAACAGTGCAGTTGCCTGACGTTTCAACGCTTACGGTCGGACACCCTTTTTATATCATTAATAATTCCACAAATGTTGTAACGGTAAATTCATCGGGCGGAAATACAGTGTTGAGTTTACCTCCAAATTCTACTGGTTATTTAACTTGTATTTTGACATCAGGCACAACAGCCGCGTCTTGGTATGCTGATCCAACAGGCGTCGGAACAGATTTATTTCCTAATGGCCTCGTCGAAGTCACAACGACTTCGCAGGCTATGATTGCAGGCACGTCATATTTAGTTAATTCCAGCGGCGGTCAATGTACGTTAACACTTCCGACCGTTGCTGCCAAAGGTAGTTTTTTTGCAGTTATTGGTAAAAGCCCAAGCGGGTGGATCGTTCAATGCGCGGCGTCTCAACAACTAATTGTCGGCACAGTAAATTGCACAGCAGGTACGGGGTATTTTGCATCTATTGCGCCAAGCGCTACTGTGATATTTGAGTGTCTAGTCGCTAACCAAACATGGCAAGCAATAGGAATGACCGGCAATTTAGAAAATGATCTTGCTCAGGGAGCAAATGCGCTCAATGCGCCGTTTCCATTTTCTATACCAAACGGCGGGACTGGGGTTCAAGTGTTGCCGACGGTGAGTACGTCTTCTGCGTTTGCCGCTTGGGACGCAAATAAAAATTTATCTGCGAATAATTTTCTTGCAGGATTTACTACGACGGTGACATCTGGAACGCCGGTGGTCTTGACCGTTGCGAGCACATATAATCAAACTTTTACAGGCAGCACCGCGCAAACCGTTACATTACCTGTGACAAGCACCTTAGTACTCGGTCATTCATTTTACATTGTTAATGCATCGACAGCAGTACTAACTATTCAATCGAGCGGCGGAAATACCGTGGCAACTCTATCTGCTAATTCGAGCGGATTTATAAATTGTATTTTGACAACCGGCACGACAGCGGCGTCTTGGAACGCCAATTTACCAATCGGAAAAACATTTACTACTAGTCTTAATAGTGGGTCCGTGACTAATGCCACGCCAGTAATGGCGGGTTTTGCAGTCACCGCAGTTGCAAAAGGGAGCACCGCATTAGTAACTTTCTGCGGACAGATATCGGGAGCTATTAGCGGTAATTCGCAAGGGGGGATTCGGTGGGGCACAGGAACCGCGCCAGTACAAGGAGCGGCGGTGGCTGGAACATCTGCCGGAACTATAGTCGCTTTAATTGCACAGGCCGCAGCGGCTACTATTAATTTTAGCAAAACCGCCCTCGTGACAGGGCTAACGCCGGGAACAACGTACTGGTTCGACATGCAACTCGCACAATCCTCGGGAAGCGGAGCCACATCATATCAGAACGTGGATTGCACAATTGTTTTATCATGATTTTAATTATGCCGATGTTTAATAACGTACTAACAGCAACGCTGCGCAAGCAGTGTATTTTGGGCTTTAAATATTAGATGCCACTACCGTTCTCTTTTGATTTTAAAAATCCGGATTACTGTAAAGTATTTCAATGGCGTATCGAAAGATTGGAACGCATTCGTAAACACCCAGCTGATCTAATCGGTTTAAAAAAATATTATCAGCAAAACATATCGCAATTCATTATTGACTGGGGGTCGACGTATGATCCCCGAAATGTTGAACGAGGCCTACCTGCAGTTGTGCCGTTCTTATTATTCCCTCGTCAAGAAGAATGGGTGCAATGGTTTTTAGAGCGCTGGAAAAAACAAGAGTATGGGCTGAGCGATAAATCGCGAGATATGGGCGTAAGTTGGATGGCCGTCGCGGTTGCGGTCAGTGCGTGCTTATTTTACGATGGCGTGTCAGTTGGGATTGGGTCGCGTAAAGAAGAATACGTCGACCGTAAAGATGACTTGAAATCACTTTTACAAAAAGCGCGGATGTTTTTAAAATATATACCAAAAGAGTTTAGAGGGTCGTGGGACATAGCTAAGCACGCGCCGTATCGCCGCATTCTTTTTCCTGAGACGGATTCAATTATCACAGGTGAGGCAGGCGACGGTATTGGACGGGGCGACCGTACAAGTTTCTATATCGTGGATGAAGCTGCGTGGTTGCCGCGTCCAGAATTAGTTGATGCATCGCTTTCAGAAACCACAAACTGCAGAATAGACATCTCAACACCGCATGGAATGGCTAACCCATTTGCACGTAAAAGGTTCGGCGGGAAAATATCAGTATGCACTTTACGATGGCAAGATGATCCGCGTAAAGACCTTGCTTGGTACGCTAAGAAGTGCGATATGCTTGACGACCCCGTGGTTATCGCGCAAGAATTAGACTTGGATTATTCGGCGTCAGTAGAAGGGGTATTAATTCCTGCCGCGTGGGTTAACGCCGCGATTGACGCACACATAAAATTAGGAATTAACGTTACTGGAATACGGACGGTCGGTTTAGATATTGCAGATAGGGGCAAAGATAAAAACTCATTTTGTGGCCGGCATGGTATTTTAATTGAATATCTCGAACAATGGAGCGGCAAAGACGATGATATTTTCGGCACAGTTGAAAAGGCTTTTGTCTTATGTGACGTACTTCAATACGATCAAGTTTTTTATGATGCTGATGGGTTGGGTGCGGGTGCTCGCGGTGATGCTCGAGTTATTAATGAGAAACGCGCTCAGAAAATTGACTTCCGTCCCTTTCAAGGTTCGGGCGCGGTCATTGATCCCAGTAGTGACCCTTTTGAAGCAATGGGTGGATCGAAAGATTCGGTCAAGTCTCGAACGAATGAAGATTTTTTTGGGAACCGTAAAGCGCAAGAATGGTGGCGGTTAAGACAGCGATTCAAAAAGACTTATAATGCCGTCGTTTTACAAAAGCCGTTTAATCCGGATGACCTCATTTCAATTCCCACGTCTATCCCCCATTATCGAGAATTAATTACGGAATTATCACAGCCCGTGTATGCGCAAAACAATTCAGGTAAGATAATCGTAGATAAAGCACCTGACGGCATGGCATCACCCAATCGTGCGGACAGTGTGATGATAGCCTTTGCGAAAATCAAAAAACCTACATGGGGATTCGGCAGCGATGAGTATCTGGGATCGATTTCTTAAACCGAAAAAGAAAAAATTAACGAAGAAAGTACCTAACAGTTGGTCGACGTTTTCTACGGAGACGACGCATTCTCATATATCTGACGCGCGAAAGGTAGAGATCGCTATGGCGCGTACGTTCCAACAGAATCCTATTGTAAGTCCTACGCCTATTGACGGCGTCGCAATGGATAGCTTTGGCCCCGGTAAATTTAATTTTCAATTCGGCACAATGATCCCCAACGGTCAGTTGTCGTGGTACGCGTCTCAAGGTTTTATCGGGTATCAAACCGCTGCGACCTTAGCCCAACATTGGTTGATTTCTAAAGCGTGCTTGATGCCGGCGCGTGATGCCGTGCGTAATGGTTATGAAATCACGGTAAACGACGGCACGGGAGTTGATGAAGAGATACTAGACGATATACGCAGGGCAGATGCTAAGTACAAGTTGAACGAAAATTTAATGCAAATGATACAGATGGGCCGCATATTCGGCATTCGTATCGTCATGTTTGAGGTTGAGTCAGACGATCCTGAATACTATTTTAAGCCTTTCAATCCTGACGGGGTAAAAGCGGGCAGCTACAAAGGTATGTCGCAGATTGATCCGTATTGGATGACACCTGAATTAGACGCGGATGCCGCAGGTAACCCTGCATCACCCTATTTCTACGAACCGACATGGTGGCGCGTTAACGGCGTACGGATACATAGAACGCATTTAGTTATTTTTAGAACTGAGGAAGTTGCGGATATCTTAAAACCGACCTACGTATACGGCGGTATTCCGGTCCCTCAAAAGATATACGAGCGCGTGTACGCGGCAGAGAGAACCGCGAATGAAGCGCCTATGCTAGCGCTAACTAAACGTATTGATGTTTTAAAAGTTGATTTAAGTGCGGCCGCCTCCAAAGAATCGGGGTTCGCGCAACGGATGCAACAGTGGGTCGCGAATCGAGATAACTACGGCGTCAAAGTCATCGGTCACGACGACGATATGAATCAATTCGACACGGGGCTAGCGGATTTAGACGCTGTGATTATGACGCAATATCAAATTGTAGCGGCGGCGGCGAATGTTCCTGCGACAAAGCTTTTAGGTACGACGCCTAAAGGGTTTAACGCAACGGGAGAATATGAAGAAGCGAGCTACCACGAGGAGCTTGAAAGCATTCAATACCATGATTGCACCCCGCTAATCGAACGTCATCATCTTTTATTAATTCGATCTGAGATAGCGCCAAAATACGGTATAGCGCCCTTTGAAACCGCGGTTACATGGAATGCGCTAGACGCGATGACGGCTAAAGAACTCGCCGAGTACAACAAACTGAAAGCTGAAACCGGACAGGTCTTAATGTCAACCGGCGCGATTGACGGCATGGACGAGCGCCAACGTGTGATTAATGACCCAGAAAGCGGATACAACGGAATGGAAGGCGACGTCGAAATCGTGGAACCAGACGTAGATGGTTAAGAAACTACTTAGCGCCAAGAAAACTAAGTGGGCGAAGGGTAGGCGTGATGTCACCCTTCGTGGCACGCAATTGAGCTATAATGCCTCGCAGCAAGCGAAGTATCAAAAAACGATTCTCGAAATGGTGCGTGAAATGTCGTCTGAAACAAAACGACGGGTTGAATCGTTATTTAAAACAAACGATTCAAAAGAGTTTTTCGAACAACAAAAAGAAGCTGCGGCACTCGACGACAGCATTACGACCCGAGCTAAAAAGTTAATGAAAGAACTAACCGGTAAATTCGAACAGTTATTTTCGTTCAAATCACGTAAGACTGCTGAAGAAATGGTAAACGGCGCTAAGAAAACAAGCGAATCGAGTTTATTTACAAGCTTAAAACAGTTGAGCGGCGGCTTATCATTAAAGACCGGCGTAGTACCCGCAGGAATGGAGGACATCGCTAAAGCAATCGTGGAAGAAAATGTATCCTTAATTAAATCGATACCACAACAATACTTTAAAGATATAACCGGCTCTGTAATGAGGTCAATCACAACAGGGGCGGGCATGTCGACGTTATTGCCGCAGATTCAAAAATACAATGCAATGACGGAGCGTCGCGCAAAAAATTTAGCTTTAGATCAGACTCGTAAAGCGTACAATGGTATTAATAAACAACGTATGCAATCGATCGGAGTTAAGAAATTTGAATGGGTGCATAGCGGGGGCGGTCAACATCCTCGACGTAGCCACATTGCGCTAGGCGGTCGCGTATTTAGTTTTGATGACTTACCTGTGATTAATAAGGAGCAAGTCGACGCTGGATACGAGGGGCCTGTACGTGGCATACCAGGACAGGCGATAAACTGTCGTTGCACGATGATACCGGTCATAGAATTTGACGATATAGAGCAGGAGTAACTATGAGCGCACGAATTGAAGATTTCAACGGTTGGACAGAAATTAAAAATAACCCGTTGTCTAAAGTTGGTGTCTTTCCTTATTTGGGTTCACAAGTAAGCCCTGATTTCGACGCAGATAAAATATATTATGTCTATAGACCTGAGGAGGAACTCGCGAGTCCGGACACTATCGAGTCTTTTAAATTGTTACCATGGATTGACGAGCATGTGATGCTAGGGTCTAAAGATGACGGCTTGACACCTGCAGAATCGAAAGGCATCCACGGAATTATCGGCGAAGACGTTTTTTATGAAGACGGGTATCTCAAAGGAAATCTTAAAATATTTTCCGAGAAATTAGCAAAATTAATTGAAGACGGAAAAAAAGAATTATCCATCGGTTATAGATGCTTGTACGATATACAAAACGGGGTCTATAATGGAAAAAGGTATAACGCGATTCAACGAAACATTAGAGGTAATCATCTTGCACTCGTTGATGAAGGGAGAGCTGGACCGGACGTTTCAGTTTTAGATCACAACAACAAATTCACTTTTGATAGCGGGAGAATAGCAATGCCAAAGATGGAAGACGCAAAGGACGAAGGCGAAATGAGTTTAGAGTCACTAGCAAAACAAGTCACAGAATTGTCCGCTATGGTTCACAAAATGATGGGCGCCGCAGAATCAAAAGCGAAAGATGAAGATAGGGAAAAGCCTGACGCTAAAGCGAAAGATGAAGATAGGGAAAAGCCTGACGCTAAAGCGGAAGATGTCGAGCCAGATGATTTCGTCAAAGGAGTGAAAGCGACTGACGCAGACGCTGATAAAGAAGAAAAGAAAGACGCGGAAGACAAAGGTGCAATGGACAGCAAAATAGCGGCCATCGCAAAAGACGTTAATGATTTAAAAACTGCAGGTACAAAAGCGTTAATACAAGAAATCTCTATGCGGAACGATCTTGCTAATCGGCTATCACAGCACATCGGCACCTTCGATCACGCGGATAAAACTCTCGATGAAGTCGTGCATTACGGAATTAAAAAATTAGGTCTGAAGTGCAAAGCAGGGCATGAGGAAGCAATGCTGCAAGGATATCTTGCAGCGTCAAAAGTGCACCGTGCAGCTGTAAATGCGCAAGACTCTCGACCTGCCTCGAAGCAGATCGAAAAATACTTAAATGGAGGTAGTGAATAATGTCTTTTCAATCAGCGGTTCAATTGCAACAAGGTTTCGGCGTCCCCGGTGAAATGTTCACAGACGGCCCGTACCGCGCACAGTCATTTATTATTAACTCCGCTTCTGCAGCATATAATATTATTGGAGCTACCGCGTTCACCCTCACCTCCCAAGGTCTCGCAGCCGCCGGAGGAACTGGGGTTTACGTCGGTATCTTAGCGAACCCGAAAGTCGCACCACTACAAGGCACATCCTCAAGTGTGTTGACGCCAACATTAACGCTCCCGAACTACGCACAAGCAGATATCGTCAGCATGGGTTCACTAATTGTGACTTTACCCGCTGCCGCTGCAATCGGGGATTACGTAATTTTTGACAATACCACCGGCGCACTATCAACAATTACCCCCGGTACAGCAGTGCCGAGCGGTAAAACATTAGCTAATGCGGTTGTCGATTACTTTACCGTAACCGGTGCGGGTCTCGCGGTTATTACTTTGTCGTCTGTGTTAGGCAACCCATAATTTAAGGAGAAATTAAATGACTGCGACAAGAGAACATTCATTTTTACCTGCTAGAAATATTAAGCAGATTAAGGATTTTGACGTAAAAGATTTTAATGACTTGCGGCAAATTGGTATTGCGTTAGATGGCATCAACGGTGGAATCCTCGAACAGATGATGTCCTCTAAGACGCTATTGAATTGCATGGCGATGGACGCGATCCAGCCCACAATTACAACCGCTTCGATTGGCACGCCGATTCAGTTTTTACAAAATTGGCTGCCTGGCTTTGTATTTGTGATCACGGGGGCACGTAAAATTGACGATATCGTCGGTATTTCAACAAGCGGTTCTTGGGAAGATGAACAGATCGTTCAAGGTATTTTAGAACGTGTTGGCACCTCGGTTCCTTACGGCGACTATACAAACGTCCCGCTCTCCAGCTGGAATGTTAACTTCAACTATCGGACTGTCGTTCGGTTTGAAGAAGGCATGAAGGTCGGCCGCGAAGAAGAAGCTCGCGCGGCACGCATGCGAGTTGACACCGCTTCCATGAAACGTGAGTCTTCTGCATTAGCTTTAGAAATCATCCGTAACACCGTCGGTTTCTTAGGTTATAACAGTGGAAATAACAACACTTACGGTTTCTTAAACGATCCCGGCTTACCTAATTATGTTACCGTTGCAACAGGTGCGTCTAGTAGCACATTGTGGTCAACCAAGACATTTTTAGAAATTTGTAGAGATATCCGTACAGGCTTAGTAGCATTACGCACTAACTCCCAAGACACCATTGATCCTAAAACCACCCCGATTACGTTAGCGGTTGCGACTAACTCGGTCGATTGGATGTCCGTGACAAGTGATTTCGGCATCTCCGTTCAGGACTGGTTAAACAAGGCGTATCCAAATGTTCGAGTCGTTTCTGCACCGCAGTTAAATTCTGCAAACGGCGGCGCGAATGTATTCTACCTTTTCGCTGAAAGAGTAGATGATATGTCGAGCGATGACGGCCGTACATTCATTCAAGTCGTACCAACTAAGTTTATGGTTTTAGGAGTTCAACAACTAGCAAAAGGATACGAGGAAGATTATTCTAATGCTACTGCGGGCGTCATGTGTAAACGTCCGTACGCAGTTGTTCGGTATTCTGGTATCTAATTGACGTCTCCGTCAGTACGGTTATACTAAAGTGTAACCGTACAATCATCAGGAGATTTTCAATGAGCAATTATGTATTTTCAACTCTCGCAGCGCCCATGTCTTATGCTAATTATCGAAAAGGCAACG